GGACTATCCCTTACCGCGTGACATGTAGTGCATACCGGCTCTACATCATAGTGGTGTTCTGGGGCATAGCCCAAATGATGATCGTACTCGTGCCTCCGCTCGCCATCCTGATAAACGTGGCCGCAGTCTATGCATGGGAGCAAGTTTGGATGAGGTCGCCTACCTGTTTTGACTTCTACATTGATGCGCTGGCGGGCCTGCACTTTGTCTCCGTCACGGGGAGGTTTTGGCGGTGGTCCGTAGCGATCTGGTGGCCCCTTTTTCACATAGCGCTTTCGCGCTTGGCGATTACGGCATGGTTTGCAGCGTAGTCGACCGCTAGCGCGGTTATCCGGGGTCAGCCGAACACCGCAGTCCGAACATAACAACGTGGGCATATCAGCTATTGAGCATCCTCCTGGGTTTCTTCCTCCTCGTGGCAAAACACGATCAGCGTCTTGCCGGTGCCGCGGACCAGTGCGTTTTTGCCGTGCTTCTTGACCAGCTTAGCCAGGCACTTGCAAAAGGCTTTCATTTCCATGGGCAGGGGGACCGTTTCAAGAATGATTTCTTTCATGTTATTTTTCTCCTTTGATTTGTGCCACACGGTCCGCGATGACCTGGCGGTCCTCTTCCGACAGGCGATCCAGGAACGCGTCATCAGGCGGCTTCTCAAGGACGAGAATGTCGTTGAGGACGCTGACGGCTCCACATTGGTCGCAGATCGTCACGTCGCCCGGCTCGGGTCGTCGGTGGTCGGCATTGGGGGTGATGTTATCAGCACGAGGCCAAGAAGTGGCACGTCCGCAACCGTGGCACCATGACGTCGGCATGCTGAGGCCAAGGTAAATGGTCGTTTTCATAATTGGTCGATCTTTTTCGGGTTGTCGATGGCCGCCGCCAATTTGTCCTTGGCGGTGCCGTCGAGAATCGCCTTGATGATGACGGTCTTCTGTTTCGCGCTGAGCCCATTGGTGTGCGCAAGCAGCCGGCCAAAAGCTGTCAGGTATGCGTTGCCTTTGCGCCGCGCGTCGAGCTTGGCCTTGACCTTCTCGTAGCATTGCTCACACATTTGTGCCTTGTAGATAGGGCGATCCTTATGGGCCCAGCAGCGGCCGGCCTTCACATTGCGGACCTGGTGTTGGCGTGCACTCATGGCCGGAGACGTTTCGGTTGCCGCTGGATGGCCGCCCTGATCTCAGGCGAGAGCAGCCCATCATCGCGCCTGCACCATCGGCTCGGGTGAAAGGCCTGGAGTATGGCATATTTGGCTCCTACGGTCGGGTCGCCGATCCGCGCCTTACCCCCCACCCATAGAGCGATGACCGTAAATATGGCGATCACCCTCGGTGCTGGCAGGGTAAGGATCGTTTCGGTACATCCCCATAGCTTGGCCTCGGCTGAGCGGGCCTCAAAATAGTGGAGCGTCTCATCAAGCGTCCCGTCGTCGAGGAGGTGCTTTGCGTTTCTCCGTATCTTATCCAGGAGTCGAACCTCCACTGCACAGATGAGTGACGGGGGCTCGGGTTGGCTGGTGTTTTCGTTGGCGGTCATGCTATCGATTTGAGTGCTTCCTTGGCCTGGCTATACCGCAGGCTGGCTGCGTCGGGATGCCCGGCCAAGAGCAGCTCCCGGAGTTGGTTGGTGTCAGCGAGGCCCTGGTTTCGTCGAGCGATCAATGCCTCAAGAATCTTGTGGGCGTGTCCCAGCCCGGTGACCGTCGAGACATCCACACCGTGGCGGCCGAGGATCTGGCGTTGCGCCGGCGTAATGGGGAGCTTTTCCCACTTGGCTCGCGGCTGGTAATGGATCAGGTCCGGCTGGTGGATCAGCGCGGCCAAGTCTCTGGCGTCGTAACGGCCGACTGCGCCGTGGTCCGCCGCCTGGCGCAGCCGGGAGATCACGGCTAGCTCACGCTCGCGCTCGGCCTCCTCGGACGCGCCGGTCAGGGTCCGTCGCTTACCGTCGGCGAGGACCTGCGCCACGGCCTCTTCTTGGTCGTCATCGTCGCCCAAGAGGGAGGATGGGCGCATGATGCCGAGTTCCTGGAATTGCCAGAGGAAATCTAGGATCAATGCATCTGATTTTCCCGGGGCGGTCCGGGTCCCTCGCCCGATCATCTGCAGGTATTGCGTCCGGCTTTTGGTCGGTCGCAGGTTGATGATGCAGGAAATGTCGGGAACATCGAAGCCCTTTGTGAGGAGTTGGGCGTTGTTCAGGACCTGGGTTGAACCCTTGGAAAATCCTCGGATGATTTCTGCTCGGCCCCGCTCAACGCCCGAGACATGCTTTGCCTTGATTCCCCTTGCTTGCATCAAGCCAGTGAAGCGCTCGCTGGCCTTGATGCTCGGGTGGAAGATCAGGGTTTTCCGGTCGCTGGCGTGCTGCTGCCACTCGTCGATGATCGCTTCCCAGTATGGCTCGATCGTTTCCTCAAGGTCGTTGGCGTCGAACTCACCCTTGTTAATCCCGGTCTTCTTGGTCGCGATCCCGGTTGCGTCGATCCGGATGGGACACACCTGTACGGTGAGCGGCGCCAGGTGCCCGGCGTTGATCAGCTCGAAAAGCCCAATCTCGGCCGCGAGGTGCTCGTAGTAGTGCATTAACTTCTGGCCGTCCCCGCGCTCCGGCGTGGCAGTGATTCCCAAGATCCAAGCACCGCCGCCGTTGAACCACTCGAGAACTGATCTATACTGCTTCGCAAGGCTGCAGTGCGCCTCGTCTGCGATCACCAGCTTAAAGTGGTCCCGCGGGAATCGGGTATGCCTCCGCCCCATGGTCTGGACCGATCCAACCACAACATTGACATCCATGGACGCCTTGTTCTCCGCCTTCTCGATATCACAAATCACACCGGCTGACTCGTAGATCTTCTCCCTGGCCTGCTGCACCAACTCGTCGGTGTCGGCCAAGAACAGGGACCGACCAAGGGCCCGCTTGCGCATCCAGTATATTAAGGCCGATGCTACGATCGACTTGCCGGCCCCGGTGGCTGCGATGCCGAGTTGCCGGGTAAAGGGTCCTTGGCCGGCGTGGCCAACGGTGAATCCGTCGACTACGCTGCGGGCGAAGCGCTTCTGGTAGTCTCTTAAAGCGAAGCCTTTGTTCATAATCTATTGTTTTTCCTATCATTTGGTTGGTGCCTTCGAAGGCGTGAAAGCATGGCCCATTTCGGGCTTTTCCGTCGTCAGGAGCTGGGGTTGCAACGGCTGTTTGAAGGTCATGACTTGATGCCAGATCCGCCCTTGAAATAAAACTGTCAGGCGCTCCTTCAACGTCAGCTTCCAGCAGAATGCGATCCGCCCGGCAGGTTCGTCGAATTGGTGCGCCGGGATCGGCAGGTATTCCGGTTGGTCCTTGGCGATTACAACGGTCTGCTCTGGGAATTCTTTCAATTTCATAAGTCTAATTATCGTAGCTTGTCGGAATTTCTCGCAAGAGACCGCAATTGCGGTTTTGTTGCTGTTCCTCTTAATTCTTGTCCGTCTTGGTAATTTTAGGATTCTGGTCGATTTGGATGGCTGAAATCTCCCATCCGTTAATCTCGACCACGAACTCATCGCCCCCTGCGCCGATTGCTTTATTGATCAAATCGGAGATCGAGGAAGAGGCGTTGAGCTTGTCGAGCGAGAACGCCAAGGCTCGCTTGACCTTCCATCCGATCCCTATCAATGGCCGAACCATGCGCTTCTCAGAGTCGTCGAGTGCCATGAAGGCGATGATCTCAGGATCGCTCCGGAGAATAGATTTGACCGCGACGTGGTCGGCAAACTCCTTGCCGCACACCTCCGCGATTTCTCGGAGGGAATCCTTGCGCAGGTCCTTCGCCTGCTTTGCCTCGGCTGCTTCGGTTGCCTCGTGGAGTGTCTTCTCGCCCTTGGCCACGGCCTCGAATTCCTGTTGGTCCGCCTCTTGAAGGGCCTTGGCCCGCTGCACCGAGTCCTCCGACACGCCCATCTGCTTCGCCACCTCCTTTTGCGTCTTCTTCTTCGGCTTTGGTTCCGGCTCAGGGGGCTCCTGGCCTTTGGCCTCGGCTTCCTGCGAAGCCTTCCACGCTCTCTCGGCTGCCGCCTTGGCCTCCTTCTCCTGCGCCTTGAGCGCTGCCGCTGCCGCCGCGGCCCGTTGGCCGACGGTCAGGTGGCGCCGCTCGAGGTTCTGGTCCATGACGAAGGTCAACGGCGAATGGCCGTCTCGCTCCGGGTCGTAGATCCTCGTGACGGGTGGCAAGCCAGCTTGCTTCGCGGCCCGGTAACGGTTGCGCCCGTCCAGGATCATCCCCTGGTAGAGCACGATCGGCTCGCGTTGGCGCGTGCGCTCAATCGAGAGCGCCAGGTCCTGGATCTCGCCCTCGGTCATGAGAGGAAAGATGTCGGCTAGTGGGTGGTCTTCGAATTCTATCATTTTCGTTTTTGTTGTTGTTTGATCTCAGCGGCGGCATCCCGGATTCTTTGTTCTTCCTCTTGGAGGATCGCCATCGCCTGGTTGAGTAGGATTGCGTAGCCGTGGGTTGGCTGGACGCGCTTGGTAGGGTCCTCGGCCAACCATCGGCTTACCATCTGGCGGCTCACCCGCTCGGTGCTGTACTTGGAGATAATGTCGGAGATCCGCTGGATCGTCCCAGGGTTAGCATGCGCATAATCCCGGATATACCGGAGGGCCGCCGAGCTGAGGTCCTTGGCGTTCCCGCGATGGCGGCCCTTAGCTTTGAGTTTTGTCGGCATGAATGGCACCATGAATGATTCTGCTTGCCCGCGCAACATCAAAGTTGATCCGCCCAGGCGAGAGGATCATATCTGATAAATCCCAGGCCCGCCGGCATCCGGTAGGCGTCCGCCCATCGAATCGATTTGCGTCCGTTGATCTGCGCCGCGTGCATGGCCAGGTGCGGGGTCGTCACTCTCACCTCGTCGCGGTACTGCCACAGGAGGAGGACCATGGCGCCGGCTTTGTCCCAGGCCCTGGCCGCGTCCCATTGCGATCGGGTCAGCCCGTCGGCGCCGCCCAGTGCCAGGCGGGGGCTCTCCGTGTGCTTGGCCTCGAGCTGGATCATCCGTCCGCTCCGTTCTGTCCAGGCCCCGACGTAGTCGAGGAACGGGTTGGTCAGGTGGATGGTCCGCTTGGCCTTCCCGGCCCCGAACACCTTCGTCGGGGCCTCGACCTTCTGGATGTCGGCTCTGTTCGCGCCCCGATAGGCGTCGAAGAGCAGCCCAAGCTCGCGCTCGAATGCTGTCCCACGGTTATTCTTTATCTTCCATCGCATCTAATTTTTGGGCTAGTGTCTGGATCATCCAATCGGTAAATGCTCGCCTGGCGACGATAATATGCTGACATCTCGTTCTGTCGCCCCTCCTCGTGCCGGCCCGCACGATCGGCCCCAGTGCGTAGTGGAAATGCTCGCAGGAGCAGCTCCCGTTGCCGGCGTGCATCGCGATATCGACCAGGTGCGTCATCTCGCGACTACGGCTCTCCACTCGCCATCGGAATGGCGGGTCCTCGACGAAGGCCTCGAGTCTTAACTTTTGCGCCGCCATTCGATAAATCCGATCCGGCCGTGCGTTTTGGCTGCCCATCCGACCACTCGTCGCAATGCCCCCAAGGCTTCCGGGGAAAGGTTCCGGTCGCTCACGATCAGGCAATCGCAGGATCGTGTCGACTCGATCTCGATCATGGGAAGGAAACGCGTCAGGCAGACATGCCAAAGGACAACGACGCGGATCAGCTTAGCCGAAAACTCTGGCTCCATGCGATCCGCCGGCGGGATGTCGATCGGCACAACCCGGCGCGGGTGATGGTGCGTAGGTCCTGAAATGTCGATGTTCAGAGAGGAGGACCGTGGCATGCAGGCGTTGGCCAGCACCGAGACCGCCCGGATGTTCGCGCCGGCGCCCCCTAGCAGAAACGGCACGTCGTCATTGGATGCCTTGATCATGAGGCGGTAAGATTTCGGCTCCACCAAGGTTTTTCGCGCTTCAATTGGCCCATGGATCGCCGTTATCTCCAACGTGGCGGCCACCAGGTCGATTATCTGCCCAGCCGTATCACTATCCGTATTCATGATTTGTTTTGTCCTAGTCCGACACTCGTGGCAAAGCTATTCCCGATGCGCCGCACAATCGCCTCGCCAATTTCATGGCTGAAAAACCGCCCGATGATCCGCTCTGGCGAGTATTGCGTGGTCACAATGCACGGCTTTCCGCTGGCCACTCGGCGCTCGAGGATCGCCAGGAGTACCTCGTCGGCCTGCTCGCTCTTGGCCCCTTGCCCCAGGTCGTCGATCAGGAGCACAGTCGGCTTGACCGCCTTCTCGAGCACCTTGTTGGCGCTCTCGAAGGACTGCCAGAGCTTGATCCGGATCTCGGGTGCCGGGAGGATGTCACACCGCGCCTCGAGGTCAAAGGCTCGCCGGAGCGCAAGGTAAGCGAGTCGTGTCTTCCCGGCCCCAGTCGGCCCGTGGAACGTCCAGCCACGGCCACTCTTCGGATGCCACCCGTCGATGCTTGGAAGCGCGTGCTGGGCGTCCGCCGGCAGCTTGGTCCGGTCGGTTTGACGGTACAGGATAGGGCACAGTGCCGCCCAGCGCCCCTCCAGCTTGCGCAGTGCTTCGCGCGCGGCCTCGCCGGTGGCCTTGGCCCTCTCGGTTGCCGCGTTGACCTCACAGGCAGGACAGAGCGGCTGCGCGATGGTCCGGGTATGCGGTCGCCCGCAGCTCAGGCAGGTGTTTCCAATCATAAGAAAAATGTTTGCCGGCCCGGCCTCTTGCAAAGGAACCGTGACCATTTGGTTGGTTGGTTATACCGGGCCGGCAAAATTATAGAAGCTCTGCGTAATGCCCGTGATCAAGCGGTAAAATCTCCGGAGCGATCGATGTCACAATCCGATATTTGCCGTCTGGGCGATCCTCGAATAGGAAGACCGTCCAGTCACCGAGGTAGTTTTTTTCCTCGACCTCCCAGACTCGGCCAAAGGCCCGAACCTTCCGTCCGGTCAGATCGGCTCCGCCGCCTAATAATTCGCCAATCATGCGTCATCCTTCCCAAGGATCGGCTCGGAATACGATCCCTCGTAGGCCTCGCCATCTCCTGAGTTGCAAATTGGGCAAGGTTTCGGCCCTGCCGGGTCCCCGGGATGGTGACCATCGATCACATGGCCCGTGCCTCCGCAGGAGCAGGCGCTTGCCCTGAGGTCGCGCTTGAGGCTCTCAAGGGTCATGTCCAGGCCATCGCGCCCCTCGGTGTAGTAGGTGTCTTTGGCTTTGCGGAATCCGGCCAGCACGAGCGCGGTCGCAACGTGCGGGGGAACGGAGGCTCTGGCCCTGGCGGTCACCTCGTCCAGTGCCGTCTCGGCCAAGAGCTGATTTGAGAATCGCGAATCCTCTTCCATCGCGTCCTCGGCTCGGCCCCACGAGGCGATCGCCTTCCGGGTGGCCTCAGAAGCCTGGCTTTGCTCTATCTGTCGTATTTGCTCTATCATCGTTTCTATTGGGTTTGTTTCTGCGTAAGTTCGCCGTTGAGCGGTTGTTTCGCCGCGCCTTAAAAAGCACGCGATAGCGGTCGGAGTCAAGCGGATCCGAGTGCTCCCATGTCCCGTCCTCGTTGTGTCGGAGAACTTTCACGACAACAAACTCCATGTCGTGCGACAGTCCGCAATCGCAGCAGATCAGGCGGTAGCCCGTCATGACCGGAGGCACCCACCTCGTCCATCCGTCCGGACCTTCCTGCTCGATCTTAACCCTCGCCATATGGTTCCTCCTTCTCCTTCTCGGCCGCCCATCGTGCCACCTTGACAATGCGCGCAAGTTGGCCCGCCGCCGGGATGGCGTAAAGCCGCCAATCCAATCTCTCGGTCTCCGCCGGGTATCGGTACCGCTGCGGCTCGAGAAACGCGTTGGCGTCTTCGTCGTCGATGAATATGCGCTCGACGGCCCAGGCTCCAGGCGCCTCCTCGTCCTCGTAACGCTTCGTCTGTAGGGCGATCAAGGGGTTCTCCAGGGCGGTCCGCTCTTGCATTGCAGTATGTGTCCTCATGTCTATTTTCCTATCTATTGGTTAGTGTTTTTTTCGTGCACTCGCTCAAACGATATCACCCAAACCCAGGAATTCTGCTCCCACGATCCGGCCCCGTTGATCAACTCCCAAAGCGAGCGAAAGCTCGCAATTGGCGACGACGTGAAGCCGTGGCCATACAGCCTCCAGCCATGGGGCGTTGACTCGATTCCCTCGGCGATGGCGGCCCTATCAGAGATCTCCTGGAGGCGCTCAACGCGCACGTCAGTGACCATCAGTGTGATCCGGCTCGCCCATCGCGGCATGTGGATTGAGGGCCGCCAGGGGCCGTCGAGCTGATCGTCTGCTCGATACTCTATCGACCCACGCCTTTGACGATTCTGCGGAATGTAAGTGTAAGGTTCGTCCAATTCCGCGTTCCCAAATTCGTCTTTTGAGACGTGGTAGACATTCCACGCTTCGCGGCACCACAGCTCGTCTCCGGCCTGGCCGTGTGGACAGCAGTCCATGACGCGCTCTTTTCGGAGATCATTCCAGCATGCTCTCCGGTCCCGGAACGTGTAATCATAGCCACGCGTAGTGCTCTGCCTGAATTCTGTGATCGGCCCGAATCCGGATAGTCTATTGATCACGCGGCGAGTTTGGTGCTTTTTCCCCGCGAGGATTGCGCGGACCATCGAGCCGCTAAAAAGAATGGGTTTCGATTTCATTAGTCGTCAAAAAATGTCAGCTCGATCCGCTTCCGTAGGGCCTCGGCAAGGCTCTCAACCGCCGCTATCGTGTTCACAAGGCATGCCATACGATGGTCCGCCACGGCCTTGGTGAGCTTTCCCTCGCCGATCCAGCGCGGATACAGGTGCTCTCTCTGGGCCAGCTCGCGGCGTAGTTCTTTGAGCTGCTCGGCAAGGCTGATAGGTGGATAGCTCATCTCAATAGCCCCAATCGCCAAGGGTTGGTTGCGCGGTATGGGCTCCCGCCGCCTTGGCATCATCGCCGTCGAAGAACACCCCGGTCCATCCCCGGTCGACACTCGTCTGCAGCGCAGCCCCCGCCTCCGCCGGGTCATGCTCGGCGAGCTTCGAAGCCAGGCGAGTCGCCGCCAGCTTGGTGATCGGCTTGCCACGCTCGCGCCGGTACTCCACGTATTCCCGGAGGGCCAACGGGAGGCGCTGGTCGGTCCGGTGGGCCTCCGGCAACGCCAAGAGGATCGTTCCGGCAATGTCGGCAGCTTTCGTGTCGGCTTTTGTGGCGCCAGGCGTTGTGCGTGTCGCGTCACGCTCCGTCACGTCACTCGCAACGTTGCGTTCCTGCTTTTCTCGCCACCGCTGTTGGCGAATTCGCGCCTTCTCTGCCCTGTCGGAGGAGGAAGCCTTCTCTCGATATTTTTGATAGTTGAGAAGAATCCACCCCCCGTCGATTGGCTGGATTCGGCGGCCCTCATCGTCAGGGGTCCGCGAATCGGGGTCAGGGCTCAACAAGATTTGAATCGCCTTCCGGGTTGCGTCCACAGGAACGTTGGCAAGCCTGGCTAGGCCAGGGACGCTGGCCATCACCTCACCATTCTTATCCGCCTGTGAGAGCATCGTAATCCATACGATGCGCGTCTGATCATCCTCGCACCAAATGGTCGAGGTCACGAGTTCAGAAAATAGCTTCGCGTATCCCATGGCGCTTAAAGGCTTGAGTTGATCTCGATCAGATCGCTCTGCTCGTCGCGCCGCGTGATTGTGATCAGGCCGGCGTCAACTAGCTCACGCTTGGCCTTGGAGACCGTGCCGACCGACATGCGACATTCCTGGGACATCATCAAGGTGGTCGTTGGGGATTGGCCGTGAATGCTCTTCAGGTAGGTGTAGAGCCAGCACGCGTCAACGCTTAAGGCGGGTGCCAGTTGCCCTCGGACGAGCGCGGTTGGAAGAACCGTGAAACGATCTCCGCGATCTATGAATTGCGTTCCGCTGGAATTCGGGTTTGTTTGCATAAGTTTAGTTATTTTGGAAGGCCACCGCGACGGACATGGATGCGGTGGCCTTCTTCGTTATGCCGGTCTTGCTGCCACCGGTCAAGGCAAATAACGCTAACGCGTGACAATAACGCTCCCGTGTGACCGTTACGCAAAAGTAACACCAGAATTGCCAAGCAGAAGCAGAAGCAGAAGCAGAAGCAGAAGGCAGAAGCAGAAGGCAGAAGCAAAAGGGGGTAACCCCCTACCCCCCTTTTTTTGTCGTCGGGTTTGCACTTGGTTGGTTTTGGTGTCTTTGTGCATTTCTTCTGATTGGTTTGAGGGCCGTCGTCTCCAGGAGTGGGTGCGACGGCCCTCGTGTTTCGCCGCCATCATGCAAGATCATCCTCGTCTGTCCCGCAAAACTCGATCACCCATCCGCCCTCGCGGGCATTGGCTGCGGCGTGGCGGCATGGGCTGATGATCTTGGCCGCTCTGAGCCTCTGCCTCCAGCGTTCGCCGCGCAGCTCCTCTCGCCGGCGGGCGAACCATTCGGCTCGGCGTGAATCGTCTCTGGACTCCGCGTTCATGTGATGGCTGTGGGCAGAAGGTCCTCGGCAGCCCTTTGCGCCATGGCGGCAATCTGAATCAATTCTCGGAGCATCTTCTCTGGGCAGTGCTCCTTTTTTCGGACCTCGTCCCAGAACTCGTCCAGCTCCTCGAGGATGACGGCATAGGCCTCGTGCGGAGTTGTCATAGCCCTATGCGACGCTCTTGCGCGGCTCAGCTCAGCTCGTACCTCTACTTGAAATTCCATTGTTTGTTTTGGTTTGTTAATTAATCACCGGGATCCCGGCCGCCTCGATAAATCGGCTTGGCTTGCCGACGCACGTGATCAGCAGGTCGACCCTTGTCCGTGTGATCGCCACGTAGAAGAGCCGGAGGTCCTCCTCGGTCGTGTTGGCCCGGTCCCAGGCCGCCGCCAAGCATACGTGGTCCCATTCTCGCCCCTTGGCCTGGTGGATGGTCGTGACCTCGATCCCAGATGAGAACCACTGCGCTGTCTGGCCTCGTAGCGCGGCTTCTAAGGCCTCGGCGGCCGTCAGGCTGTCAGCCCCCTGCCCACCGCTTTGCATCGCCTCGTCGTGGCTCAGGCCAAGCGCTAGCAGCCCTGCCGTGGCGCTAGGGCTTTGTCTGGCGCAATCGATCTGATCAAGTGCCGTCCGCAACCCGCGAACCTTGTAAAATCGCTCACCGAGGCGTAAGGCCAGATACTCAGTCTCGAAACTCGTAACCTTGTCCTTGGCCAACATCCGCAGGCAATCGATCAGCAAAGATTGGTCCTCGTTGTGGGCCCGGACCTTGACCTCAAGGCCGGCCGCTCGCAGCCGGTCCGCGATCGCTCTCACGGTCTGGTTGTACCGCGTCAGGACGGCCAGGGATTGCGACGTGTCCGCGCGCTCCCGGAGAAATCTCTCGATGGTCCCCACCTCGTCAGCCTCGCTAGGGCAATGGACGAACATGCAACTCGTCTCGCAGTCCAGCCGCTTGGTGCTCATCCCGGCGTCGCACAGCCGGTTTGCCGCCTCCACGATTGCTGGCCCGAACCGGAAGGTCTGGCCGAGCTTCATCTTCTGCCGATTCGGGTCCCGGAGCAGTCGCCGGAAGTGCCTCGGGCTACTCCCGCGGAATCCAAAAATGGACTGCAGGTCGTCACCGACTATGAGGCTTTCTTCGGGTTGGATCGCCTCGTAGATCGCCAAGTCGATGCTGGCGCTGTCCTGCATCTCGTCGACCACCAGGAGGTCAACCCGGGTTCGCGGCAGATTGCCGCTACGAAGCGCCGCAATCAGTGCCATGCCAAAGGTTCGGATACCTCGCTGCTCCAGCTCGTAGCGAATGTGGCGGATGACCATTCCCAGGTTGCCTTGCTGCTCGGCAACGTCCTCCAGCCCAGCCACGATCGCCTTGGTCGTGATCCCATTGACCTTGAGCCGGCTCGTCGCGTCCGCGATCGCTCTTTGGAACTCCTCCTCGGTCGCGATCTGCATGGGCGGGATAAACCGCATGGCGAAGGAGTGGAGCGTTCCGCAATGGCAGAGCCTCACCCCCAGCCTGTCCTGGATCTCTCGCGCTGCCGCCACCGTGTAGGTGATGGCCACGATCTTTTGCGGGTCAACGCCATCGGCGATCGCCTTCCGGATTCGCTCGACGACCACCGTCGTCTTGCCAGTTCCTGCCCGCGCCGTGACGACGACGTGGCCCCTCTCGTTAATGATCTGCTCTTGCTCTATTGTCATATTCTATCGATTCTATCGTTGGAATTTATGGATCATTTTTGTTTCGGAGTCAACAACGTCCATCCCGCGTCGGCGAATCCGCTTCGGTTGTGGTCGGTTGCGATCGCCTGCGCAAGCGTCCCGTCCGCCACTCGCTCGGCGATTTTCCGGAGAAATGCCGGGCGCCACTGCTTATCGAGCACGCTCGCCTCGTCGAAGCAGGCGAGCCTGAGCGGTGTCAGCGTGGCCAGAAAAGCCGACAAGGCGAAGGCAATCACGGCTCGCTCGCCGCCGCTCAGCGCATCGAATGGCCTCGTTCCCCGGTCGTCCACATAGGCCAGGGCGAGGTCCGGCTGAACGTGCACCTCGCCAGGCAAAACCCCCACCGTGAAAGCCTGCAGCCCTCGGCGAAGCGGATCCGATATGGCCTGCGCCATGGATGCCGCGGCGCCCTCGACGTAGGCGAGTAGGTCCGCGATCTTGGTTAGTCGGATCTCTGCGGCCTCGAGGTGCTGCTTGGCCGTCTTGAGTTGGCGCATGGCACCGCCGTGCCGGAGCCACGTTGCGTGCCCCTCGTCGGCGACCAAGGCCTCGACGCGCCGCGCCTCAGTCACGTCTCGGCACTCAGCCTCCAGTGTCGCCAGATCAGCAATCGCCTCCTTCGTCGGGATCTCGCCCATGGACTTGAGCGCCGCCGCGTGGATTTTGCGCTGGCGCAGGGCCCGGACCTCCTCGCGGACCTCCTCGAGGCGGCCTGCGTCGGGCACATTCGCTTGCGCGCGCCGCAGTTGATCGATCGCCATCGTTGCCTCCTTGTCTTGCTCAAGCAGCTTGTAAGCCTCGAGGATCTTGATCTTCTCTTGGCAGAGAGCCACGTCGCCGGCGATCGTTTCGAGGTGTTCCATGTGCCCCTCCATCTCGCGTTCAATCTTGCCGAGCTTCTCCGCCCTGGCCTCGGCCAAGGGCTTTCGGAATGCCGCGCCTGCCGCCCCGCAGGTGGGACACGCGTCCTGCTGCAGAAGCTTGTCGGTCTCCCTTGCGTAATCTTCAAATTCCCGCGTGCCGCGCTGCAGCAATTCGCGCGTGGTCGCCTCGTCCTGGCGTAGCCTGATCACCTCCTCGCGGATGTCCTCCAAGCCCTCTGTCGGCCGTTCGTGCTTCCGTGCGATCACCCTTTCCTCAGCCTCCTCAACCTCCTCGGGCTCCGGTGCGCCGCGCATGATGGCGGTGATCTGCTGCTCAATATTGGTGCCACTCCGCCTCACCTTCTCCAGCTCGAGAAACTCAGCCTCGACGGTCGCCAGCCTGTCTTCATAAGCTGGCGTCCACGTCTCGTGCGGGATCGCGGTGAATTTCTCGAGCCGCCGGCTGGCCTCACGGTGCCGCTCGGCGATCCTCGTCAGCTCACGCATTGCCTCGAGGTATGCTTTCCCTTTCTCGTCGACGACTTCTTTCTCCACTCGCTCGGGTGCCTCGGTGTCTCGCATGCCGTCCTCGAGGCCACGTACGGTCTCCAGGCTGCGCGTGCGGTCCTGCTTGGTCGCTCGCCGCGCCTCGATGCACGCGTCCTTTGCGTCGGCTAGGACGTCCACAATCGGGCGATCAAAGGCCTCAACCTCCGCCGGTGTGAGCCTGGCTGGTCCGGTCATCTCCCGGTCGATCCGATCTCGAGCCTTGCTCCCCTCCGGGATAGTGCCATCAGGCACGCTGGCCAGGATGTAATCGACGCGCCCTCGGGCATTGAGCCCGAGAAACTGTGTCGGCGAGAACGCCATGGCCAGACCCGTCCCGTCCCAGTCGTCCGGCAAATGGGCTGTCGTTTTGACGCTCCCGGTCTTGCTCATGGTCCAGGCCCTCTTGAGCCACTTACCGCCATCGGTAGTCGCCTCGATTGACAGGGAGGTTCCTGGCGCCATCTGCATGATGGCTTTTCCCGTCTTTCCAAAGGCGGGATGTGATCCCGTGGTGACCAGTTGGATGGCGTCGAGGATCGCCGTCTTGCCGGATGCGTTCGGCGCCACAATGGCGGTCAGCGGTGCGAGTGAATAGATGCCGTCGGCACCCTTGAGTCCTTGTATCTTTATTTTCTCTATCATAGTTATTTGTGTTTGTGTTGGCCCCAGAGGAGCCAGATTATCGTGAGGATGGTCGCCGCTATGATGCTGACGACGAAGAGAAACAGCGGATCCATGGTTATCGGGTGGTGATTTCCTCTTCGATCGTGGCCACCCGATTAACCACCGGCCGCATGAGCTGCGCCAGCTCGATCGCCAGGGGCGTCGGGATCATCTCCGGGCTCCCTTTTCGGGTCCCGCGGCGCCGCCTCTGGTGGAACAACGGATCGCCCAGGGCCTTGGCCAGTGTCCGAATCGTGATGCTCACGGTCGGCTGTCGCCGGCGAAGGATGCGCGCGGCCTCGGTGTAGTTGCGCGTCTGGACGCAAATGGCGAGGACGCATAGGTGGTTGTAGTTTACGATTTTCATCCTTCGAAATCGCTCCCCTTGGCGTATTCTCCTAACATCTTCTCGAATGCCGCGGCTTCGGTCGACAGTTGCTGGCCGGAGAAAACGACGGGCTTTTTCTCAAAGTCCATCGGTAAATCTGCTATGTTCTTGGCCCCAGATCCAAACTGGCCCGAGGACATAGCGTCCTTGGCGTTGATGAAAATTGCCATTGCCAATCGAAACTGGTGGTCGGCGTGGAAAGCGACGCCATGCCTTTCCCGGACATGCACAAGCTGATGGACCGCGGCGTCGAAGCATAACCCCCAGGCTTGGCCCGAATGGAAAGCCAGGGCCCGGACCTGGCTCAGGGTCTTCTCTTTCTTCTTTTTCTTCTCCTCCTTCAGTTCCTGTGGAGTCTTTGCCGGCCGCTCCGTCGGCTTCTTCGGTTGCTCCGGCGCGTCCTCTGCATACTCAGGTGGCGGTTTGTAGCCTACGCTGGCCCCGTTGTGATAGGCTTCCGTCCGCTGCTGCGGGGCCTGTGCTGCGGCTCGTTGCGGGGCCTGCTCTGCATGGATGATCGTCCGCCTCGATGTCGCGGTGGCCAGGAGCGTCCGTCGCGGCACGCCCTTGTATTCGTCGTCCTCGGCGTAAAGGCCGGAAAACCCCTTGTCCCCCTTGTGGGGCTCAACCCGGATCGTGGTGCCGGGTTGCCACCCCGCTTCCGGGCAGTTCTTGAGGCTGAGCCGGATGCTTTCGCCGTCGGCGTCATCCACGACGAAGGTCTCAAATGACCACTCGCCGAGGTTGTTTGTCCCCGCTTTTCGCGGGAACCCTTTACTGACCACCCCCTCGAAGCCGTACACGACGGCCTTGTGGGGGAGGTCCCTGATTTGATTAATGGATTGCGTCATGGCGATGCCCATGATCCATAGAAAATCCGCCTTGTCGACTCTTTTTTGATGCGGCCCGAAAAAGAATCAAAAAAGATGCGAAAAGGGCTTGCGCGGGCCGTGTTATCGTGGTATTATGTCTCCAATGAACGCCACCCAACAACGATGGGCCGACAAGGCCCGGAAAGACGGAACCCGGCTCTACGAGATTCCGGGAAATTTGTTCGAGTTCCGTGCAGAAGCCTGCACGATCTCGGAGAATAACCGCTTCGCGCAGAAGCGGCCCGAAGTCCTTGCGGTAATCCGCAGGGACCTGGCTGCCCTCCGAGCGATGGAGCCCGGCGAGACCATCGAGATCACGGAGATCTCCCGCCATCCCCGCCACGGGGATAAGACCATGCGGGTCACGCGCTTGGTCTAGCGCAGCGCGGAAAAGAGGGCCTAGCGGGGGTCGGGCTCAAGCTCCCATTTATCGCGCAGCACGCGCTCTCGGGCGTCAAGAGCCCCCAGGTACGCCTCCAACCAAGGAAGCAGCTCCGGATTTTGCTTAGAAAGCTGCAGCACGGCATCGGCAAATGCGGCGATTGCGGCCGCCTTGGCTCGATCCTCGTCGCTAAGTCCATCCTCCCCAAGCTTCGCCAGGTAAGCATCGAGCAGGCCCTCCAGTGCAGCGTTCCGGGTCGCCTCATCGCCGGTAGCGATGTCGACGATCGCCAGGGCCTCCGGCATGAGTTCCGGGTGCTCGAGCGTAATGTAGAGCAGCGCGGCCTGGACAGCTACCTTGGTAAGATCGGACCGATTAAGGTCAAGGGATGCGCAGCCGCCGAGAAGGGCGGTCGCGCATAATAGGACGGGCAATTGGATTTTCATTGGTTTTTGTTGGTGGCGGTTCGTCCGCAGTTTGGCTTTCTTATCGGGTCCTGATTGTGAAGGAAAGCTAAAATCAATCCCCTGCCCCGCTTCCGAACCTCAGATAGACGAACCCAAATTCTTTGATCGCCATCGATATAGGCAGGGCAATTAGCAGCATCTTGGCGATCCACGGGTCGATAAAGATATGGGAGAATTGCTGTTCGTTGGTCAACGCGGCTCCGGCCGCCGCCGCACAGCAGACAACCGCGAGTTGGACGCGCAAAAACATCCAAAATTTCATTCTTGTTCTTCCTCCCGTTTTTGTTGCAGTACTTCGTCCACGATTTGTCGAACTTCCTCTTGCCGCTCGCTTTCAAGGATTTCTGGAAGCACCTCTGGGAGCCTTTCCTCGACCGCCTTCGGGATCCGCTCTTCCAATTGAGCCCGGATCCGCACCTCGATAATGTTCGCCCCGAGCAAATAGAACGCCGCCATCATGATGAAGACCGAGAGCGCGGAGAGGCAGAACGCCTTCATTATCCGGATGTAATCGCCGCTGTTATTCATTGGTCTCTCCTAATATACGCATGGCTCGCCTCCGAAGCATGGCAATGAGCCAGTCAATTGTTGACGCCCCGCCAATCCCCGCAAGCAGCGAGAGACCGATGATCAGAACCCTGTCATCGATCCGATTCCACAGGAGCATCGCGACAATGACGCCAGCCAGGCCGCTCAGGACAATGCCTCCGACTTTCTTCGCCAGCGGGATCTTCTCGTCCAGGTAAAGCTGATACGCCCATCCGGCCACACTCGATCCGGCAAAGAGCGATGCCCCAAAGATCGCAATCTCGAGGAGGGATTTCTTAGGTTCATCCATGGTCCTGTCCATTTTCATCGCTCGGTTGGTCGGCCATGGGATCGATGCTATGACAGCGCACTCCCTTCAGTCATAGCCGTCATAGAATTACGACTATCAGCGTTACACTCATGAACCCGACCTTAGTGCATCGCTGAATCTTTCACAATCCTTTATTATCAGCTTGGGTGATAGGTCAGCAGCCGGCGGGAGTTGTCGCTGAATGCCTCCACCCCGATCCGTCGCTGCCGCCAGTCGCTCGCCTTGAGTTCTTCGTCCCGAACGAAGCCTTGCGCGTTGTCGAGCCGGAAGTGTGCCGTCGGGCCAATCCATAGGCCAATCCGGCCCGCAAATCGCGAGGAAAAGGCGGTCTCCATGAGTGCCGTCTGCTGCGTCATCGTCTCCGCCAAGACACGCCATGGCGCCGAAGTGTGCCCAAGGGGAACCATCCCCGGCCCGAAATCTGCCGCGGCAATCTCCCGGCTCATGAAGAGCTGGGCGTCGAAGGAGTTCGCCCCGTTGTCCTCACGCGGGTCGGCCCCCCATGCGCCGGTCGTCAGTGCCACTTTGCCTGGCCACGTCGGGATCCGTTCCGCCTCGTCGATCTGATCGGCCGCCGGTAGTGCCCCGACGCTAGTTGTCCGGTGAAGCGCCACCCAGGTCACATCGAGGCCAACCAAGCGCCTCTCTTGCCACTGCAGAGCAATCCTCTGGATGGCCATCCCGGAAAATCGCTGGCGATCGCCGGCCTGGCTCTCCACCTCGAGCACGTAGGTCCGGCTCTGTGTTTCCGGCGTCAAGGCCAAGTATGTCTCGCCAGAGACGGCCTCAAGCTCATTGCTCAGCAGCCAGCCGAGAAACCCCACTCCGACAGGATGACTCGTCGCAATCTCCCAAGAATTGCCATACTCGATCCGGGTCCTGCGCTGGCGCCACACGTCTTTGCGCTCGAGCACGCCCACAAAGGTCCTAGCCACGGCTGCGGCAATCACCGGTGGAGCCCACCAGTCGCCAGATGGCGTGCCGCTGAGCAGCGCTGACTCCGCCGCTACGCGCAGCTCGGTGGCGTAGAGCTGCTCTATCATGGCTGCACGGTCCAGCGTGCGACAATGTTGGTCTCGGCTGTCCCTGTCGCCCACAGCTCAAGGATCGCCGTCTTGCTCGCCGCAATTGCGGTTGGTGCCGCGCCCCCGATCCAGACCCATGCCGGAAAGGCCACGGTCCGGCCCGTGCCGTCGCACACGACGATCACGTCGACCTTGCGGCCCGCGACGCGTCCGGACGTCGAGAAAGTGACGTTTGCCGCGATCGCGATCGTCTTGATTCGTGCGCCGGAAAGCGCGATCACCGGCGTGGCCGATGGTGTGATGACCGTAAGGCCAAGCAGCGCCTCGAGCTGCTCCCAGTTGCCGTTGACGATTCCGTTCATGCCGGCGGTGCCGACGGGATGGGTCTCGAGCGAGGTTATTGGTAAAAGTGCCATAGTGTTATGTGGGTTGCGGAATTGCCAAGAATGTCTCGCTTTCGAAGCCGTTGTGTCCAGCCCAAATCCGCAGCGACGCTGGGCTGGAATCGAACGTGATCACGGCCTCGATCAGGCCAGAGCCGGCACTGCCATTGTCGGGAATCCACGCGTAGCTGTCGATGGAAAGATTGGCAGGCATGGCGAAAGGCGGGGTGGAGAAAGATTGGTCTGCTACGAGCGTCACGGTCGATCCTCCGGTCGATTTGGCAAATCGCAGGCTCAGGCCCTCAAGCGTCGTCACCAGTGCCTCGAGGTCGTCCTGAAGGTTCGGCCGGCTGCCCGCGCCGGTCACCCACATCCGCGGCCTGATCTGGATCGTCCACGTATTGGAGATCCTCGTCGCCACGACCAGCCCTGGCTCGAATGGGCGCAAGCTCCGGCCCGCGAAGATGATTCCGCCCCCGCCGGTCGGTGCCACGGTGACAGTCGGGTCAGGTGATGCCCCGAGCGTGTTCGGGATCCCGAGAATCTCGACGGCCGTCGTCATCGGGATCCCATCCGCCGGCAGAAGGTTGCTCGCGTCTGCCTCCGACCAGAAGGCGCACAGTGCTCCCACCGAGTGCGCTGCGCGTAGCGAGCCCAGCTCTCCGCGGAGAAAGGTCCGGATCGTCACGGTCCCGGCGCTCGTCTCCTCGGCGAAGCCAACCCTGAACACCTCATCACCGATGATCAGGAGCGCCACGTCCAATTTCGTCAGCGCGGAGAAGTCGTCTGTCGGTACCTGGACGAGCCCGGTCGCCCCCTCAAATCGAACGGTGTCCTCCGCCACCGTGAGTAAAATCTCAAACTCGCCGTCTCCTCGGTCGATGATCGGGCCGTTCGCCGGGATATTGGTCTGGAGGGTGCCGGTGATCGGCAGAGTCGAGATAACGCCCAGCCCGCTCGACGTGCTGCTCCCTACGTCTCTCCAGGCAAGGCTGACGCTGCGCAGGTGCGTTGACCGCTTCGTGGGCCCGACAACGATCCGCCGCTGCATCCCGGTGATCCAGGCGTTGGGCTCACCCAGATAGACGGGCTCGATGTCGCCCGGGTCCCTGTCCTGGATGATCTTGCCCTCATTGAGGTCCTCATTCGAAAGCGGCTGATCACCCTCGATCGCGGAGGTTGGCGCGACAAAGTCGTCCAGCCCCACCTCACCGTCGATCGCGCTGGCGTACATGTCCTCGATCATGCTCACCTCGATCCCCTCCGCCGATTGCTCGTCGTCGTTGATGTCCACGACGCGCCAGTAAGAGGTGGCAAGCCCCGCCTCGCGCCACTCGTCCCAGAGCAGCTCGACGAAGGATCCAGGCTGCAGCCCGGAATGGCTCCGCTGCACTTGCAAGGTGCAGGCGGCGCCGGGATATGCCATCTGCCTCAACATCGCGTAAGCGAGCAGCTCAGCCGTCCGCCTCGTCCCGATCTCCGCCCCGTCCACCGCGTTGGATCGCATCCCACCAACTGTCTGAGCATGTGCAAGGTCCTGGAAGCTCGCCACCGTCCGTTGCCAGTTTTCCTCGCGGTTCGTAAACTGTAATCTGATCTCGTTGTTGGTCGTGGCCAAGCTCGGCCGCGCAACGCTCGGTGTCCCGATGATCTCGCCTGCCGAAAGGCGGACGCGATTCTCGTAGGCCTGCGTGCTGTCGTAGACGCACAGACACCGAATTTGCTCACCGTCCCACCAGATCCATAACCCGAAAATCTCGCGTAGCCGGTTGATAAATTCGTTGGCGGTCTGATTTCCCATCGCGGTCGAGATACCGATCCGGTTGACGGCATACCAGCTCGCCGCCAGGCGGAAATCCTGCACATTGATCTCGCTGGCCGGCCTCCCCTTACCCCAGATCGGGTTGCGCTGGATCTCGAAGGCGATTGCCGCCGGGTTGGCGTCGTTGTACTCGGGATCCTCAGTGTTGTTGGAGGCCCGCGTGTTGAAATTGGGGATCGTCACGTCGTCGTCGTCGAGCACCTTCGGCATGCGCCTGATCTCGGCCAGCATCGATCGCGGCGCCGTCGTGTTGGTCATCCGGTATGCAGGGAATGAAGCGAAGCACACGTGCCGGTGATTCTTGTCGTCGGTCGTGAGATCGCTCCCCTGCGTGGGTGATCCTGGATAGAAGGTGCATTCCCCGCCTTCCTCGTTGGGAAAGTCCCCGTCCTCGACCTGAATCTCAAAGTGATTGATCCGCGAGATGTCTTGCGATCGCTCGCCCGCAACCCAGCGGATGATTATCTCTTCCGGGGCACCACCAGCGAAAACCAGCCCGCCATCCGGATCCTCGAAGCCAACGTCCAGCCCTGGCGATCCAAACACCCTCACAAGCTCGTCGATCTCCCCCATGGAAAAGGCGAAATCAATGGGCACGCGATACTTGAACCCCGTCGTCTCCGAACTCCCACCGCCGCTGCCACCCCCGCCGGTGTCCTCCTTGATCTTCGTCGTGACCATGGCGTCGACGTCAACAAACACATAGTTTGCCGCTACCCTGCTCGTCCCGAAAATCACGGGAATCGTCGCGTCCTCGGCGCTCTGATTGAACTGCATCTCGTCCGGCCGCAGCTTGCCGTTGTCCGGCGTGTCAGGTCCGAGAGCGAGCGCTGTCCCCCCAGCCACGAGCGTAAAAGCTAGATACCCCAGATAGGGATTGGTAAAGCCGGTCAAGGCCCAGACGACCACGCCCGCCACGACTCCCGCTGCAAATGAAATCCAGGAGTTGTCGCTCATGGGAATGACTGGGGTGTCCCGCAGTTTGGGCAGAGGATGCCTGTTTCGTAGACCTGGAAAAGGTCATTTCCGCATTGGCAACGCCAACGAATTCCCTCCTCGGGCTCGCAATGGCGGATGAATCGCCCCTTCAAGGTGCCGCACTCCGGACACTCGAGCCAGTCGGTTCCGATCGGCGCCGCGGCCACCCACTCATGCTTGCACGCCAGACACCTCGCCTCGCCGGATATGTGCGGTCGATGGTCGTCTAAGTTGATGACTTTGGTGTCGCTCATCGGATCTTCAGGTTTTCTGGGTCGGGTCGCACGAGACCACGTTTAGTCAGCCGGAGTGTTTCTTGCAAGCGCGGCCGCACCGCCCTGATCGGCCGTGCCCTCACCGGGCGGCCAGTCGCCACATGCCAGCCCATCCCGCCCACGACGATCCCGCAGTGATTGGTCCGCTGGATGGCCTTGAAAATGAGGAGGTCGCCAGTCTGCGGATCCCATTCTGCCACCCCGATCGACTCGACGTGCAGTACCTGGTGGATGATATCCGGCAGCGTGTTCCGCCCGCTGCCGCCCCCGAGATGCTGCGGGTATTGCGGCAGCCGACAGTGAGGGATCACGCCAGCCTCTTGCAGAATCGCCATCACCAGGTGGACGCAATCAACGCCCTTGCCCTTGATCTGTCGCCTCTGCATGTGGGGCGTTCCCTCCCAGCTCCGCGCCGCCGCCTCAGCCGATGTTATCTCCTCGTCGGTCCAGATCATGGCTTCTTCTTCCGGTTGTTCATCGCCTTTACCTTGCACTCATAGGAGCAGTATAACTGACGCCGCAGGGTTGTCACTCCCGCTTTCCCGCACACCGCGCAGGCGTAGGCTCTCGGTTCCGTGCCAATGCCAGCCCGCCGACGAAAGGCTGTCTGGTTGCAGATTGTCGAGCAGTAGAGCGAAGGCGTGCCGTCTCTTTGATTTGGTCGCGTCGCAGTCTCTCCGCAAATGGTGCAAACGATCTCTGATTCTCCTCGTTTCTGGACCGCCTTTTCGTACATCTTTTTCATGTGTGATCGGTTCCATTCCCGCCCTTCCTCGGTCTCCTTTTTCCATTCGTTTCGCTCCTTCTGATAGCGCTGGAACCGCTTCTTCCCTTCTTCCCTGAGCTTAGCGTGCCATTCATCGCTTACATGCTCCATTGAGTGTTCTGATGGCGTCAGGCATCCCAGGTTTGATGGATCGTTATTGAGCGGGTTCCTGTCTTTATGATGGACGTGCGCCCCCGCCGGAATCGGCCCAAAGTTATCTTTGTAGATCTCGACGTGAAGCATCTGGATGCCCTCTTTCCTGGCGGAGGCTTCAGGAGCAAAATAAACCCTATTTTCTCGCTGCCTCGAATCCGGATACCGGAAAAACGTGACTCCGCCATAATCGATTCGCTCTGATTTTCCTTTTCGATAGGGTTGTAGCATCCGGCATTCTTTGCCGCTGGCATCTCTGCCGTCAATTCTTTTTTATACTCACAAAGAATGCAAACTCGGATTTTTTTCTGGAATCGTCGCGAATCCCCCAAAATTATGGGCGTTCAGGAACTTGTCCCGGCATGTCGTCAGCCGATGATCGCAGCCGGCCAACAGGTTGACCACGTGGCCTGGCGCCAGGTCCGGTGACCAGTTGTTGAGCGTAATGAGGGTGTCCGCTCCCTCGGTCGCCGAGGCGAAAATGGAAAGCCTGGATCCGGTCGGTTGATGCTGGCACACGCCCTGGCGGAAGTAGTTCCCCGTCTCGTCAATGTGCTGGCCAGTCACCAGGAGTTGCCTCGTCACCGGATCGACAGTGACGATGTTCGTCGATAAACTCCAATCCTCGGCGGTCAGCTCGCAGCCCGGCCCGTAAAGCTGGTGATTGCAGGTCCGGGAGAATCGCCACCGCGGGATCTCGTAGGCGCTGATCAACGGCTCCGGCACGCACTCGGCCACCACGTCGAAGCCCTGGAAAGCGAAGCTGGCCAGAAGCCCGCTCTGGACGACGATCGTGTGATCGCCCCACACCGCGTTTTCCCCGGCGTCCACCGGGCCAGGGTTGACCTTGATGATCGTGACCTTGATTCTCGGGATGGCTCCGGTCAGCGCGTAGCGCGAGAGCCCGGCCGATTCGGCGGTCCGGATCTGGACCTGGAAGGTGCTCTTATCGAAGTTTCCCTCACGCGCGATCCGGCCATGACCGATCCGCGCGTAAGCGAACTCCTGCGGATCGGTGCCGCCGTAGCTCGCCGGCAGGTCTTCGAGCGTCACGCCGCCCTCTCGATCCGTAAGGAAAAGCGGGGTCAGGGAGGCCTGGTCGACGTGTCGGATCGAGTAGAGGTAAGTTGGCCTCGTCTGCGGTCCCGCGTCGTCTGGATGGGCAGCCGCCATTTATCCGATCTCGAGGTCGTTCAATTCGGGTTCCCAATAGTGCTGCCAAGCGACGGTGAGTTGAAAGCCGGCGTCCTTGCGTTGCGGTTGAGCAAAGGTGATCCAGAAGCTACCCGATCCCGCGGGAATGGAGCAATAGATTTCCATCTGTCTAATGTCTTGGAAGTTCCATGTAGCTGTAGGGATCAGCCAGGTCAGCGTCTCAATCATCGTGTCGGCATTGTAAGCGGCTGATGTCGGCAATAAAAGGCCGGTAACCGCTCCTGTTGTGCTGTGATCCACGCCATGCACCATGCCCGTTTTTAGATTGGCCGCACGATACATTCGAATTCCACGGACACTGCTTTCGGTAGGGCCGGCCGGCCCGAAATCCAACAAGCCTCGCCGGTTCGTCACGCTAGACACCTGATCCATGACACCCTTGCCGGTAATGATTCCCGTGGCAGTCAGGTTGTTTTTCACTGTCCCGCCCTCGCCGGCATCAATGATCGATGTGGCGTTGGTGATTCGAATCGTGTTGGCCGCGGGGAACGAAGCGATGGTGTGCGCCCCATCGTACCAGGTTCCCGGCGTCGATTTGCGAATCGTCCCGCCACTTCCGACTCCTAGGTTGGCGGCATCGAGGATCGTCACGTCATCGCCATCGACAGAATCGACCGTCCAGGTGCCGTCATAACCGCCTGGCGATGCGCCCTCGATCTCGATCGAGTTGCCGACGCTCAGACCGTGGCCTGGCGCCGTGACTGTGAAATCGCTGCCCGTGCTCGTGATCCCGGTGATCGCCGCCGTGGCCGGCAGCGCGCCAGCAATGTTGATCGCGCCACCCACCAGAAAGTGCGCGTTGCAATCAGGGCTCACGACGACGTCCCAGTTGGCCCCGTCGCTCGTAATGGATTGAATCGCGTAAGGATATGGCCAGCCGGTGATATCAAGCGTCAGCGCCGCCTCTGTGCGGAAATTTTCTGTCACGACCCGCATCGCGACCTGCGCCTCGAGGTATTGGTCGACCTCAAGGTTGACCGCCTCGTCAAGCACAATCCGCGATGCCAAGCCCACCCCATCGAAGGCATCGCTCGTCCAACCGAATTCAGTGTAGCTCACAGGAGCCACTGCCCCAGCACTGACCAGGCTTCGGCGAAACACAGTCGTTCCCGTTGGCGCGTCATATGCGTCCACGGTGAATGGACCATGTCCCGTGTTGTTGCTATCGCTTTCCGAATCAAGGGCGATCCGAGAGGTGTCGAAGACGGCAAGGGTTGTGGCCGCAACGGTCTGGCTCTTATTGACTACGACCTCAACCGTCGATGTTACGCTCAAGATTTTGGCCGTTTCGCCGGTTCCAAATTTCACGAAATCTCCCACGTTGCCACCCACAAATGTCCCCGTCCCTGTCGCTCGGGTGACCGTCGTCCCGCTCTGCTGGTAGGTGCCGTCGAGCGTCGCGGCATTCGGCGTTGTTCCCGTCCCCGATTTGAGGATGACGGGCTCCGCGACTGAAGCCGTTGAGAAGAAGTTAGAGAACGGAACCGTCGTTACAAGCGATCCCATCAGAGCGCCCACTAGCAGGTTGGGATGCTCCGGACCAAACTCCGGCTTGTCCTCCTCTTTCATGCCCTTGTTGCAGACCCGAAAGCGCCAGGTCATGCCGACGCAAGATCGCCGCTTGACTATCACTTCACGGTTTCTGTTTTCCTGATTTTCTTCTAGCAGTCGTGTCTTCATGCGTATGTTCCGGTGATAATGGTTGAGGCTCCCACTTGCGCTTGATCTTCGCCAGTACCAAACTTGGCGATTTCTCTGTAATCCAATTGGCCTGTTGCGACTCCCACGGTGATCGATCGATCCTCTTCCACGACGACTCGAAGGTCCTGGTAGATGCCCGTGATCTCCGAATCAGCTCCCACGGTGATC